ATGCCGCTTAAGCGTGGGTCTTCCAAGAAGACCATTTCGAGCAACATTCGCCGGGAAATGCATGCCGGCAAGCCGCAGGCCCAGGCTGTCGCAATCGCGATGCGGTCTGCTGGGAAGTCGAAGCCCAAGAAGCGTAAATGAATGAAGACATCTCCCTAGCCAGGATCGCCAAGGAATCGGAGGCGCGGATCACGGGCCGGAAAATCTGGCGCGAGTACGCCCAGCCCTTTGACCATTCCCAGCCGCCCAGTCCTGACAATATCGGCCCCTACAACTGGCAGATCGACTTCCATAACGCCGGGGCGAACCATCATGAGCGGTGCCTGATCGCCGCCAACCGGGTCGGCAAATCCGACTGCGCCGCAGCAGAATTGGCTCTTCATGCCATCGGTGATTATCCCGAATGGTGGCAGGGGCGAAGGTTCACAAAACCCATCAATGCCTGGGCGGCCGGTGAATCGACCGAGGCCGTCCGAGATATCATTCAGGCCAAGCTCCTCGGTGAGCTGGATGAGAACGGCAAATACGGCTCCGGCTGGATTCCACGCTCACGCATCGAGAAGACCACGAAACGGCAGGCCGGCGTCACCGACGCGGTAGACACGATCTATGTCAAGCACGTCTCGGGCGGGCTGTCGAAAATCCAGATGAAGACCTACGAGCAGGAACGGAGAAAGTGGCAGGGAACGAAGAAAGACATTGTTTGGTTCGACGAAGAGCCGCCCATGCCGATCTATACCGAAGGCTTGACCCGGACGATGGATTCCAACGGATTGGTGATCCTGACCTTCACACCCCTTCTAGGTCCATCGGACGTGGTGGTGCATTTCATGGAGGGAAAATATTACATCAAAAACGTGGGTTGGAATGACGCTCCCCATCTGGATGAGGCTACCAAGGCCCGTATGCTGGAATCTTTCCCGATCTATGAACGTGAAACCCGCTCTACGGGAACTCCCCTCATGGGCTCGGGGGCGATCTTCCCGCTCCCCGACGACAGGATCAGTTGCGAGCCCTTCAAGATACCCGACTGGTGGCTGCGGATAAATGGCTGCGACTTCGGGATCGACCATCCTGCCGCTGGAGCGTTCTGCGCCGTCGATTCAGAGACGGGGACATTCTATGTCTATGACTGCTACCGGATGGCTGGCGAGACGCCGATCTACCACGCGGCGGCCCTCAAAAAGCACGGCGACTGGATTCCCTGCGCGTGGCCTCATGACGGCATGGATCGGGACAAGGGGTCTGGGATTCCCCTGAAGGATCAGTACCGTGGGCACGGGCTCTACATGCTCCCGAAGCACGCGGCTTACAGGGACGAGCGGGGCTCCCATGTGGAGCCGGGCTTGAATGAGATGTACGAGTTCATGCGGACTGGGAAATTCAAGATTTTCTCGACCTGCACCCAATGGTTCGAGGAAAAACGCCTGTACCACCGGGAAGATGGACAGGTAATCAAGAAGCGTGATGATATCATTTCGGCGACCCGCTATGCATTCGTGATGCGACGATATGCCGCAGCCCGCCCGGCACAGACCGCTCCGATGCAGCGGGCCGCCATTCCCATGGTCGGGGGAAGACGATGATCGACAAGGGCCTCCAGGATGCCCCCATGAATTCCGTGGCCCTGATCCGGCTGGAGCGGATGTCCCGGAACATGCCAGTCAGGAAACTTCACATGGAGTTTGCCCCCTCCAAGTTGGGCAGGATTTATCTGGCCTGGGGAGAGGATGGGTTGGGGACATACCATGGCATGTGGGGAATTGGCATCGGGGATCAGGCTGTTGCTCGTTCCCTGGAGTTCAAAAAGGACACATCTGTTGACTCAATCCGGGATGCCCTGATCTTGGATGCCCTCGGATTTGCCCAGATGGCGTATGATCGGCACATGCACGACGAGGGATGGTGGTCCAGTGGCCGAGCGTGAGAGCTTCAAGGAGACCGAGCGGTCCCTTAGTCCCGAAGACTGGATGGCAATCGGCCACTATATCCGGGCGGAGAAGGACCGCAGGAAGATCAGGCGATCCGACCGGGAGAAAATCTGGTCAGAGATCGACCGCCAGATTTCCATGATCCCCAAGGCCCGGAAGAAGGAGGACCCCACTACTCCCTTCTGGTATCCGGATGTTGAATTGCCTCTTCAATTCGATGCCCTGGAAGTGATCGCGGCCGATTGCCGGCGGCTGCTATTTCCCCGATCCACCGCGTGGTACTCCGTCGTGGCAGAAGTCGGTGATTCCTACATGCGGAATTTCGAGCGCCGCCGGATCGCTGGGACGCCCCTGGAACCGATGATGTTCCCCGGCCAGCGCCCGATGCGCCCCGCTCCCATGATCGGGGAGGAGCCGGCGCCGATGAAGATCGACCAGGAGTCGGCCAACACCCTCTGCAAGGCGGTCCTGGAGCATTACCACCGAATGTACGATTTCCGGGCCATGATCGACATGTTTCTCGCGGAGGACCTGAAATATGGCACTGCGGTGGGACGGGTCGGAAAGGTCCGGATGGCGCGGTTCTCCCATTCCTCCATGGGCGTCAAATCCAAGGATTTGATGGGGCCAGCCTTCATCCCGATGAGCATCAAGAACGTCTATCTCGACGATTCCTACAGCTCCGTCATGCATGAAGGCTGGATGCTCGGTCCCTCGGATATCCGGGTCTACTGGCAGAATCTCGACGACCTGAAAAAGGCCGCAATTGCCGGAGGTTCGGAACGCGGCTGGAGAATGGACCGGATCAAGAACCTCTCCGCTCTCAATGGCCCCGACGACAAGAATGGACAGGTGGAGCTGATCGAGTGGGAGGGCGATCTGGTTCTCCCGACCTCACAAGGGTCAATATTCCTGCCCAATGTCATCGTGACAGTCGCCTGCGGATCGAAGGAAACCGAGCCGGTCCGGTTCCGCAAGAAAGAGCTGCCGTTCCGCTCGTATGTCTCCCATCAGTATTTCCGGGACGATGCCGGGTGTCCCTACGGCTCCTCTCCCCTTATCAAGGGCCAGCCGATCCAGGAATCCGCCGTCGAGATCGTTAACGACCTTCTCGCCGCTTGCCGGATGCAGGGTATCCCGCCGATCTTCTATGACCGGCACGACCCGAATTTCGCCGCTCAGGGAGGTCCTGCCCTCCATCCGAATGCCCGTATTCCTACGGATGCCCCAAATTCGGTAGAGGTTCCCAAGATCGGGGACGTGAACGCCCTGATGGCTGCCTTGATGACCATGGTCAAGCAGCACGAGAACACTACCGGATCGAACGACGCCCGCCGGGGGCAGAGGCTGAAGTCTCATACCACCGCAGAAGCGGCGAATATCGAGGCTTCCCAGGGGATCAGCCGGACGGACGACTTCGTGACGTCCCTGGAAACCGGCCCGATGACCCAAATCCTCTACATGGAGTGGGAAATCATCCGGGAAACCATGAAATCTGCTCAGCCTGTCATGGTGGACGCCAATGGGATCGAGGGATGGGTCAATATTTCTGCCCAGGATCTCCCGGAAAGGGTCGCCTTCAAGGTTGTCGGGTCGGAAGGGGCCATCGAGGAGCGCCAGAGGGCGCAGGATTTCATGCAGGCGAGCAAGTTTGCCATCGAACTCATGATGGCCTCATTCCAGGCCGCCGCTGCCGGGGCTCCGGTGCAGCCAGTCCCCCTCAATCTGGAGGCAATGGCAAAGGAAGGATATGAAATTGCAGGAATCTCCAATCCTGGACGGTTTGTCGGCGCCCCAGCGGCAGTTTCTGGAGGAGTTGCGCCGCAACCCGCAATTCCGGGACCTGTTGCTGGCCCTCAACCCGCCGGCCCTGTACCCATGGGTCCTGGGCAAGTCGCGGCCTGACCAGCCGGACCAGTATGTGGCCTACATCTATCGTTCTGGAATCTTGGACGGTTTCAAGCAAGTCGTGCTAACGCTGATGCATGGCACAGACCGAAACGCAGACCCAGGGCAACCCTCCCGCTAATGCGGGCGGCACGCCTTCGTCGTCTCAGGGATCGGATTTCGACAAGCTGCTCAACGAATTCGAGCAGCGGAAACAGCCTCAGCCCCCCGAGATTCCCGAAACTATCAAGCCGCTCGTCGATTGGGCCGCCTCCAAGCGGTTCGAAGAGGAGAAGGAGACATTCGAGAAGGATGTCTCTGCGGCCGTCGGCTTCATGAAGGAAGCCGATTCCTTGAAGAGCTTGGACGAGTTCCTTGTCCGTGGCGCGCTCAACGTTTTCGCCATGGAAAACAAGGAGTTCGACGAAGCCTTCAAGAACCGCCGGCAGAATCCCGCCGCCTGGAACGAGGCTCGTGCAAAGGCACGGGAAACCATCGCCAAGCGGCTGACCAAGGAATCCCAGGGCTCGGATGTCCGTTCGGATATCGAGGCTGCGACCGCCGCAGTCCGCAATTCACACTCGGCACCCCGCAATACATCTGAAGCTTCGGCCGAAGAGCGCCTGGGATGGTCTGATTCCACCTGGGAAGAGCACAAGGCCAGGCGGAGGGCGGGGGCATAGGAGCCCTAGATGACCGTTACCTCCACGTCGATCATTGCCGGTCCGGTCGATGTTGACTTCCAGGTGGAACTGCTCCGAAACGCGAAGTCGGTTTGCCCGTACTTCGCCGGAACGGTTGCCGCGGATGTCACCGTACACGGCGGCACTTTCACCGCCAAGTGGCGCCGGATCGAGAACCTCTCGGCCGTCACCACGGCACTCACCGAACTCACCGGTGGCGTGACCTTCCCGACCCGGACGGCCGCGACTCCCACGGTGACCGATATCACCGCCACGGTCCAGAAGTACGGCAATTTCATCTTCCTCAACGAGGAAGTGGATTTGAAGAACTTCAACGGCCAGGGCGAGAAGCTGATGGAGATTCTCGGCATCAATGCCGGGCAATCCCTCAACCGTCTCCAGCGCAACGAGATGGAAGACAACTTCACCGCAATCTTTTCGGGATCGGCGACCACGGCCACCGGCCTCACCGGTGCCGCGTCGGCCTCGGGCTTCATCAAGGGCTCGGATGTGGACACCGCCCACAACGCCCTGATGCGGAATGATGGCCTGAAGTTCAAGCCGATGACCACCGGTTCCCAGAATGTCGGATCCAGCCCGATCCGCTCCAGCTTCTGGGGTGTCGCCCATACCGATGTGATCGAGGGCATGCGCGCCTTGACCGGCTTCCTGGAGGTCCAGACCTACGCC